ACGTTTGATACTTATCCTTCTGCTTATGCAAATTTAGCTGCATCTAAATATTGCAAAGATCCTAATTATGCAAAAAAAGCAAAAGGTGGCAAAAGAAAGGGTAGGTAATGGGTGAGCTTAAAAAATGGCTTGATCAAAAATGGGTCAGAATTGGCACAGACGGTTCGATCTTGGGTCCTTGCGGCACAAGCAAAGATCAAAAACGGCCTGACCGTTGTCTACCGGAAAGCAAAGCTCGTTCTTTATCCAAAGAAGAACGAGCCGCCACCGCTAGAAAAAAGAAACGAGAACAAAAAAAGGGGAAGACCACGGTCAAAAACACAAGAGCAGCCGAAGTTAAAATGAAGGCAGGGGGTGTGGTAGCTCGTGGTTGTGGTGCTATTATGCCAAATCGGAAAAAACGAACCGTTGGTGCGGTCAGTTAAGGAGGAAACATGAAAGGTAAAAAGTCTAAGAAGTACATGGCTATGGGTGGTGCGGTCAAAAAAAGTAAAGGCGGCACTGTCAAAAAAATGATGGGCGGTGGTATGGCTGGCAAAAAGACAAAAGGTTTTGCTGCCGGTGGTATGGCTGGCAAAAAGACAAAAGGTTTTGCTGCCGGTGGTCCTGTTATGAACGTAACGATGGCCCGTAAGTTTTTGAAAGACAAGGGTTATACTGTCACCAAGACGTAATTGTGCCATATTTGATCAGTAACATCCCTCATTTCAAATGTTGGGTGCGAAGAGAGTTTACCTGTAATCATGAAAATTATCATGGTGAGTATTTACACGCGCTGGCGATAGCAGTAAATACTATTCCAGATCGATCTTTAACTTTTCAAGTTGTTTTCACGGGTTGTGAAAATGATGAGGAAAATGTTCATGGGGGTGCTATGTGGGCCAGAATGCCTTTGCAGGCTTTGGTTGCAGATGTTGTAATGGAAGATTGGCCTGAAAGGATGGAGGATCATTTAGCCCAACCTTGGGATTGCGAGTCACGTACACATTCTATTATTACCATGGATCGAGTTTCTAGCAGTCCGTGGATAGCAAAAATTAATCATGAATTTTACTCAGCGCGATATCTTTTTACGGTAGATTATACTGATCACGATATAGCCGATTGTCCGGCGCAACACAAACAAAGTCATCTGATGTATATCACCGAGCCCGGTAGTTGGTTTGGTAATCTTGTGGCGTTGCCTAACAATAGAGTGCGGGCTACGAGTCCCGCTTTATGGGCCACGGGAGAGGGTGCGCCTGACTTTAAACCAAGTCAATATATGCATTCTGCGGAGGGTCATCAAAGCTATACTGATCCAAGTATTGTATTTGATAACTTATACGCCGATAATGAAGAAGTTCAAGAAGATGATTGGGATAAAATAAAATGAGCTTATCTGGAAGCACCAACTTTGAGTTAGATGTGACTCAATACATCGAAGAAGCTTTTGAACGCTGCGGTATTGAGGTGCGCACCGGATATGATCTTAAAACTGCTAAAAGATCCATGAACTTGTTATTAGCGGATTGGGCAAATCGTGGACTCAATCAGTGGACTATCGAGCAAAAAACGCAAGCTCTTACTGCGGGAACAGCGACTTATAATTTAGGCACCGATATTATAGATATATTGTCGGTGGTAATAAAAAGAGATAGCACCGATTTTTCTATGGAAAGGTTGAGTCGTGCTCAGTATTTAAACATACCAACAAAGACAACACAGGCTCGTCCCAATCAATTTTTTCTGGATCGTCAAATTACACCAGTCTTGAAAGTATGGCCTACACCAGAAAACAGCACCGATGTGATTACGTATGATGCTCTAACAAGAATACAAGATGCCGATACGTTTACAAACACTTTGGAAATCCCTTTTCGATTTTATCCATGTTTGGCAGCGGGGCTTGCTTATTATTTATCTATCAAAAAAGCACCTAATCGGATGCAGATATTAAAATCTATTTATGAAGAAGAGTTTGAAAGAGCGGCAGAAGAAGATCGAGACCGAGCTTCTTTTCAAGTTTCTCCAGATTACAGGTATTTCAGGGTGTAGCAATGGGTAAATATGCATCAGGAAAATTTGCTTTAGCTATTTCAGATCGTTCTGGACAAGCTTTCCCATACAAAGATATGCGGAAAGAGTGGAACGGCTCTCTTGTGAGTAAGGCAGAATATGAACCAAAACAACCTCAACTGGGTCCTTTTAGAAAAGTATTTGATGCGGAGGCGTTGCGCGACGCAAGACCCGACAGAACAGAGCCTTTTGTAGTTTTTGTTGGTGTTCCCGTTCCAGAAAATATGGCCCCAAAACCCGTGAGAGCTTTTGGAATTGTTGGTGAAGTAACGGTGTCCACGCCATGAGTTTTACATTATCGTCACTTAAACAAGCTCTTCAGGATTACACTGAAAACAACGAGACAAGTTTTGTCACAAATCTTCCTGTTTTCATAAAGCAAGCGGAAGAACGAATCTTAAAAGGTGTGCAGCTTTCTTTTTTTAGGAAAAATGTAAGTGGAACAGCTACCTCAACTAATCGATTTTTGCAAGCTCCAACTGATTTTTTGGCTCCTTTTTCCCTAGCACTCACAAGTAATAGTGAATTCAATTTTCTTGAGTTTAAAGACGTAGATTTCATTCAATCATTCAACCCTAATCCAGCTACTACAGGATTGCCAAGGTTTTACGCTTTATTTGATGTCGATAATTTTATTTTAGGACCTACACCAGATAGTGGTTATGCGGCAGAATTACATTACTACTATCGGCCTGCAAGTTTGACGGCAGGATCAGATTCTGGCGAAACGTGGCTCAGTCAAAATGCTCAAGTTGCTTTATTGTATGGGAGTTTAGTGGAGTGCTATACTTATATGAAAGGTGAGCCGGATCTTACGCAGGAATATCAAAAGAGGTTTGCGGAAGCCATGGCCGCTTTGAAGATGTTTGGTGAGGCGAAAGAAGTAACGGACGAGTATAGAACTGGAATGATTATAAGGCAAAAACAATAATGTTCACTTTGACTAGTAGCCTTGAAACGGGAACCGTAGATGTTGCGACGACTGAATATCAAGGGCATGATGTGGAGTTCTGGGCAGAACGGGCTACACAGCGTATAATATCTGTTGGGGGTGATTGTCATCCCGCGATCCGAGAGCAAGCAGAAGCTTTTAGAAAGCAAGTTTTTAACACGATTGTTTTTTATATGAAAGAGGCAATCAAAAGCGATAGGACCACCCTGTCTGGTACGTTGGAAAAAAACCAACAAGGGGATCTGGCAGAAATAATTAGGAGGATTTAATGGCTATATCTCAGGCAATGTGTACAAGCTTCAAGAAAGAACTTATGGAGGCGAAACACAATTTTTTAAACAGTGGTGGTAGCACTTTCAACCTTGCTTTGTATACTAGTTCGGCAAGTCTTGATGCCGCGACTACCGCTTACACTACATCAAACGAAGCCTCTGGTACAAATTATACGGCTAAAGGCGCATCTCTGACTCGGGTAGATCCTACAACGTCAGGAACAACTGCTTTTACCGATTTTTCTGACTTGACTTTTAGTTCAGCAACAATCACTGCTCGCGGCGCGTTAATCTTCAATGACTCGGCATCGGGTGATCCGGCGGTTTGTGTTCTTGATTTTGGGGCGGATAAAACTTCTACATCAGGAGATTTCACTATCCAATTTCCAACGGCTGATGCGAGCAATGCAATTATTCGGATAGCGTAATGGCCATAATTGCGGGTTGGGGACGCGGAAGCTGGAACCAAGGCGCATGGGGAGAAGCAATCCCGGTTGAAGTAACCGGTGTTGTAGGAACAACTGCACTCGGCAGTGAGTCTGTAGTAGCAAAAGCCACTGTATCTCTCACAGGAGTAGCAGGAACAACTGCACTCGGCAGTGAGTCTGTAGTAGCAAAAGCCACCGTGGCTGTTACAGGGGTCGCAGGAACTTCTGCTTTAGGAAATGAGTCTGTAGTAGCAAAAGCCTCTGTCTCTCCTACCGGGCTATCTGCAACCGGAGCAGTTAATTCTGTTGCAGCGGTAATTGGTGCAGCTACTGTTGGCGTTTCTGCTGTAGCGTCCACCAGTGGTTTGGGTGATGAATCGGTCACTTGTGCCGCAAACGTGTCTGTTACCGGAGTGTCCGCGACTTCTGGGCTAGGAAGCGTAACCCTTGTAACTAATAATATTCTGTCTGTCACTGGCGTCGTTGGGACTTCTGCGGTAGGAAGTGCAAGCGTTGTAGCGGCTGCCAACTTATCTGTAACAGGCGTATCTTCAACAGCATCTGTAGGCGATGAGTCTATAATTGCTGAAGCGGTTGTCTCTCCATCTGGAGTATCTGCAACAGGTCAATTAGGTGATGAGACGATTAGTTGTGCAGCAAATGTCTCTGTCACAGGTATTACGGCAACTTCTGGTGTAGGCAGTATTTCTGCTAGAACAGTGAATACTGTTCCTGTTACTGGCGTTTTTGCCACGGGAGCGGTACAATCTCCGAATGTTTGGGGGTTGGTTGACACCTCGCAAACGCCAAATTATAGTGAGATAACGGCGTCACAGACGCCAAGTTATAGTGCAGTGACGCCCTCTCAAACTCCAAGCTTTACAGAGGTGACGGCATCACAAACACCAAGCTGGAGTGATGTGAGCACTTCACAAACTCCAGAATGGTCAAACATCGACGCAGCAGCGTGAGGTAAGTAATGGCTAGTACATATACTACAAATCTGGGTGTAGAAAAAATTGGAACGGGTGAACAATCGGGCACTTGGGGTACAACAACAAACGAAAACTTTGACATTCTGGATCAAGCAATTGATGGCATTATTACTATCAATTTAAGTTCTGCGGGGTCCTCTGGTTCTCCAAACAGCTTGCCAATAACAAATGGCGCAGTTTCCAATGGTAGAAACAAATTTATTGCCTTTACCTCTACTGGAGGAGATCTTGGCGGCACAGCGTATGTTCAACTCACGCCCAACGATGCTGAAAAAATAGTACACATTCGGAATAGTTTATCAAATTCAAGATCATTGATTGTTTTTCAAGGCACTTATGATGCGAGTAATGATTTTGAAATAGCAAATGGTGCAGATGTATTTTTAAAATTTGATGGAGCGGGATCCGGGGCGGTAGTTGCAGATGTAAATAATTTGCTGACTGTTACCGCCTTGTCGTCTGGAACTATCCAAGGAACCACGATCACAGCAACTACGGCTTTTGTTCCTGATGCCTCCGATGGAGCAGCTTTGGGTACAACCTCCCTTGAGTTTTCCGATATCTTCTTGGCCGATGGTGCGGTGATTAATTTAGGTGATGATCAGGATACTACGCTTACCCACGTTGCTGACACAGGGATATTGCTTAATAGCACACGGCAACTACAGTTTGGTGATTCTGGCACTTACATACACCAAAGTGCTGATGGGGTTCTGGACCTAGTTTCGGATACTGAGATTGAGATCAACGCTACCACGATAGATATCAACGGTAATGCTGACATATCGGGGACGATAGCAGCAGGGGGTGTGGTAACAGCCAACGCAGGAGTGGTGGTAGACAATATTACTATAGATGGCACTGAGATTGATTTATCCAGTGGGGATCTTACTCTTGATGTTGCAGGCGATATTGTTCTTGATGCCGATGGGGGAGATATAAGATTTTTAGATGGTGGCACAGAGTTTGGCAGGGTATTTGGTAGCTCAAATAATTTCTATATACAAGCCCGACAAGCTGACAAAGACATGCTATTTCAAGGAATTGATGATAGCTCAACCATTACAGCCCTCACTTTGGACATGTCGGCAGCAGGAGCAGCTACGTTCAATTCTACGGTGACAGCAACAGGAGGGACGCTTATCCTC